TAGAAGCCCTTGCCGACGCGGCCGTCGATGTGGGCGTGCCACCATTGGGTGGGAGCGCATCGAACACCACCAGCGAGCCAGCCCTTGCCTGTACGCGGGTCCAGGAACAGCGGCTCGTCAGGGCTGCGGCCATCGGTTATGGCTGCGATCTTGCGGTTGACCTCGGGCAGCAGGAGCGTTTCCCGCTCGCGCCCGTTCTTCTCGACCACGCCTCGCAGGAGCATCTTCCCAGGGACCGGAATGTAGTCCCGGACCTTGAGGCGCGCTGCCATGAGCATGCGCCAGCCCTGACCGAGGATTGCGCTCACGAAGGCGTCGGTGTTGGGGCCGTGCTGCTTCGCCTTGGCAAGCCATCCCTGCACCTCTTCCATCGACGGGCGGGGCAGGAACTTCTTCTGCCACTTGGGCGGGCGTAGCTCAGCCAGGATGCGGTGGTCGATCTGCTGGTCCAGCTTCTCGGATGCCCACCTGAGCATCGCTCGCAGGTAGGCACCCAGGCGGGCGCTGCCGTTGGACCGGAACTTCTTACGCCATGCCATGATTGAGCCGACGGTGATGTCGCTCGTGCGGACCCAGCCACCAGCCGTGATGGCGCGCCTGAGTTCGCGCAGGCGCTCATCGCGGTAGAACTCTTTGATCTTCTTCTTCTCGGTGATCTGGTAGTCGACGTAGCGGATCGCCAGCTCCTCTAGCGTCATGGGGGCGAACTCGCGCACGCCGGTCATCGGACGCTGGCTGTCCTCCACCGCCTTGTAGTGAGGCAGCTGCTCAGACGCCTCGGCCTTGGTAGCGTAGGTCGGGGATGGCCTGGCCTTCCCGGCGACCATGTACTTGATGCGGTAGCCGGTGACTTTCCCGTCGCCGTTCTTGACCTTGTCGAGCCATGCCATCGGAATCTCCGTAGCGGACTGATGTGATTTTGTGCCAAATGTGGCGCAGTAGTGTGATACACGCTGGAAGTCTATTCCAGAACTGGATATAACCGCTGGGCTCGGCTCCCACCCTGCGGTACGTACAGTTTAGGAATAACCGGTTAGGGTTGCGGCTGAGCCTGGAAGGCGTAACATATGAATGTGACTCATCTTGATGCTTATGTTCCTACGCCCCTAGGAGCGATGATTATTCCAACAGGCAGATCGCAGCGCCTTAAGAAGTCAGAGGGCGACGAGCTATGGGGGGCTCTCGCCACCGCCGAGGCCGTCTATAATCGCCTGCGCCATTTCAATGATGTCCTCGGGAATGTCCTTGCGACGCTTGAGCAGAGCCCTGGCAATCTTGAGGAGTTGTGACTCCATGTCGCGGCGCTCGCGCTCGACCTTCATAATGTATTCGCGAACCGATCGGTAGCTTCTCGCGCGTGCGCTTGCTGCCAATTCATAGAATGCAGCCTGCATCGCACTGTCGAGCCTGAACGCTTTGGCGAGTCGCTTCACGGCCACATCAGGAAGCGGACGACCGCTCAGCGCCTTGGAGATCGCACTTTGACTGACGCCAGCCAGATCTGCTAGTGCCGTCGTGGTGCGGTCGCCCATCAAGGCTTTGAGCATGACAGCAAAATCGGCGAATGGTCTCACCTCCGTAAACATAGTGTTCGTTTCCATATAGCTCAACTCCGTATCGATGCATCGTTTGCACTAGGCTAGACAGCTGTTCCACAATTGGAAGTACTATTCTGGAATAGGCAAACTAGCCCCTTGACTATTCCTATTCCAGAATAGATATATACGCAACCATGAAACGCTTCAGCCAAGTCTACAAAAGGTTCTGCGACTCTCGGGGGATCACGGCCTATAAGGCCGCTCCGCTGGTCGGAGTATCAGTTGCAACGAGTTACCTCTACTTCTGCGGGCAGTCGCTGCCACCGGCCTCACGCATCCCCCTGTTGGCAGAACGCCTTGGCGTGTCGGCCAAGCGCCTTCAGGAGGTAGTTACTGCTGAGCGCGCCAAGAACCGGAAGTCCGGCTCGAAGGGTCGCCCATGACCTGCCCCGCCATCCTCAAGTCCACTGACCTGGCAGCCCGTCTCGGGGTGGGAACCAACACCCTGTACCGCTGGCGCCTCGAAGATCAGCGCCTGTCCTCCTGCATCATCCGGCAGACTAAGCACTCCACCTGGTGGTCGGTGCAGCTGCTGCAAGAGCGTGGCTTCCTGCCGACTGAGGCCGTCAAGTCGACGCCGGTCCTGAACTACGACTTCCGCCTGGTGGCCCCATGAGCATCAGCCCGATCAAAGCGGCGGTCTACAAGTACCGTCTGTGGTCCTGCGTGTTCGCCCTGACGGCGATCGTGAACGTGATGCTGGCCTTGGTGGTCGCTCACCACGCGCTCAAGCCCCAGCCCCACTACGTCGTCCACGTCAACCCCGAAAGGACTGCGCCATGATCGCTCCCTTGGAGGAGATCAGGACCCCCGAGCGCATGGTGCGCTTCGACCTATCCAACCCGAAGGTCAAGTGGGACACCTACGACTTCAAGCCGCAGGACATCCGCCGCACGGTCACTGCCAAGATCATCGATGGCCGGGTGTTCATCGTCTACGAGTTCAGCACGGGTGAGCTGTGTGAAATCTCGCTGCCGAGCTACTGCCGGCGGCGGGAGTTCCCGCTGGGTCTTGTAGGGCTGCTCACCTTTCAGGCCGTCGCCTTCCTCGCGGTTGGCTGGTTGCTCAGGGGCATGGCATGAGCGTTCACGCTGCCCATCAGATGCACGCCAACAGCCTGGAGGCGTTCAAGTCGCTGAACCGCAAGGCGCGCTGGAAGGCGATCCATGAGGTCTACGCCGCCAGCCGCCTGTCCCTGACCGACCGTGACGTGATGACCGCGCTGGGATTCACCGACGCCAACTGTGTCCGCCCGCGCATCACCGAGATGATCGACGAGGGATACCTCTGCGAGACCGGCAAGGTCCGCGACGAGATCACCAACAAGCGCGTGCGGGTGTGCACCAACACCAGCCTGAGGCTCTAATGCGTAAGGCGGAGGGCCTGCTGTCCGTACAGGTGCACAACACCCCGTTGGGCTGGATCGGCGTCGTGCTCAGCGACGGAACCGAAGCCTACCGCAGCCAGCACTGCGACGATGCCGAGGAGGCGTTCTCCAAGGCCATGCGGCACTACGACGACGAGGCCGACGAGGAGCAGGGCTGCATCACCTGCAGCGGTACGGGCATGGGCATCTACGAATCAACGACCTGCCCTGATTGCGGCGGGACAGGAGTCGAGAGCGATGACGAGGACGCTTAAAGCAACGGACCCCAAGGCCGCAACGCCGTCCAAGCCGAAGATGCTGATCTTTGGTAAGCCCGGCGTCGGCAAGACGTGGGCCTCGCTGGATTTCCCCAGCGTCTACTACATCGACACCGAGGGCGGCGCGGACCTGGCGCATTATACCGACAAGCTGAAGGCGTCGGGCGGGATGTACCTCGGTCCCGATCAGGGATCGAACGACTTCCAGGTGGTGCTGGATGAAGTCATCACGCTCGCCACGACACCGCACAAGTTCAAGACCCTGGTGATCGACAGCTACTCCAAGCTGTTCAACACCCAAGTCGACCAGTCCCTGGAGCGCATGACGAGGGAAGCGAAGGAGAAGAACAAGGAGTTCGACGCCACCCGCACGTTCGCGGCTGAGAAGAAGGAGGCCGTGACGCTGACGAGGCGCATGATCCGGTGGTTCGATCGCCTCGACATGAATGTGATCCTGATCTGCCACGAGAAGTCGCTCTGGAAGGACGGCAAGGAAATCGGCGTGACGTTCGACGGCTGGGACAAGCTGGAGTACGAGCTGCATCTGGCGCTGAACATCGTCAAGAACGGGCCTTCCCGGAAGGCGCGCGTCACCAAGTCCCGGCTCAAGGAGTTCCCTGACGCCGAGCTGTTCGACTGGTCCTACACCGGCTTCGCTGACAAGTACGGTCGCGAGGTCATGGAGGCCGATGCCAAGGCTACCGAGCTGGCGACGCCCGAGCAGATCGCCAAGTACAAGCAGCTCTTGGAAGCGGTGAAGATCGATCCCGCTGTCCTGGAGAAGTGGAACGACAACTGCCCGGACCTGGATGACCTTGATCAGGAGGGGATGCAGAAGCGTCTCGCCTACCTCACGGCCAAGCTACCCAAGTGACCCCGATCTACGACCCAGACCTACCCCAGGAGCATTTGATGAAGTTCGCCCCCAAAACCGAAGCCCAGCTTAAAGCGGCGATGCTGCTGGAACCCGGCGATTACCCGTTCGAGGTCACAAAGGCCGAGGACCGGGTCAGCAAGTCCGGCAACGACATGATCGCGCTGGAACTGCGCGTGTTCGTCGGCGCTGACCGCAGCTACCGGATGAAGGATTGGATCCTCCCCGCGTTCGAGCGGAAGCTGCGCCACTTCGCCTACGCAGTAGGCCTCGGCAAGGACTACGACACCGGGGCGATCACTGCCGAGCAGTGCGTCGGCCGCACCGGCAAGTGCCTCGTCATCCAGGAGATCAAGGAGGGCTTCGACCCCCGGAACTCCATCAAGGACTACATCGTCGCAGGCGATCAGCCGAACGGCGAGATCACGGCCAAGAAGCCAGCGATCCCGGCGCAGGCCGACGTTGACGAACCGCCATTTTGATCTGAGGCACACATGACTACAGCTACTCTATCCAACAAAGCGATCTTCGCTGAAATCCGCGCCGCCCTAGGCGACTTGGCGCAGGCCGTTCAGAAACTGGCAGGAAGCTACAAGAAGGGATACGACGCTGACCCGTCTGGGTGGCGTGAGGCCATCGAAGCGGAGTTCCCAACCGTCCCGTCAAGGTTCTGGGACGCAATCGAACGGGTGGCTGCTGGCCTTCTGTTGCCGGACATCGTTGCGCGTGGATGCGTTGGCCTGCACCTGTTCGGGAAGATGTCCATCCCAGACCAGAAGCGAGTGCTCGAACGCGGTTTCGCTGTGTGGACTGGTGGCGCTGATCACCGGATGGTTCCGGCCCACCTGATTGATCTGAAGACGCTGAACCGCGTTCTCGACAGGGCTGGTAGGGTGATTGGGGTGGAGGAGCAGGCAGCGTTCGCTCGCGCTCAGGACGAGATGGACGCTAAGCGACGTAAGGAGTGGGAGGCGACGCTCAAGACGGTCGAACCGGAGGAGCCCGAGGATGTGCCGCTGAAGTGGCGCGCCGCTCGTGGGCACGTCTACATCCTGCAGTGCCCCGTTCAGCTCAGCGCCAAGGAACTGCGGATCATGCTGGCAGACTTGGAAGGTAGCCGTGCTGGATAAGTACTGGCGCATTCATGGTACCGAGCAGGACGTGCAGGAGGCCGTCGAGCGGCGTCTGTGCAGGCCTGACGTGAAGCAGACACCACGCAGTCAGAGAATCGCAGCTGCCGCCAAAGCTGCCTATCAGGTGGTCTCGGTAGGGACCGTTGACTTCAACACTGGGTGGGACCAACCGCTTGCCCAGCTGGTTGCAGAGCTGTCCGATGACGAGGATCGCGATGAGGTTGATCGCGACTGCTATCGTGCGCGCTGTGACTGGACGTTGCGGTTCTGCCGAAAGAAGAACGGCCAGCCCAACGGGGCGTGGCTTCTCTGGGCAGCCAAACGCGGCGCCATGCGTATCAGGGCCGATGACACTCAGCGTTGCAGGGCCGCCAAGCAGGTTGCCATCGAGAGGATCGAACTGCAGAGGATGAAGCGGGCGCATCAGAGGCGCCACAACGACATGTTCGATCTGGTGACAGAGGCGAACCGCTGATGCTCCTCCTCGCGATCGATCCTGGGCCGGTTGAGAGCGCGTACGTCACCATGCGTGATGGCGAGATTGTTAGCTTCGATAAGCGGCCCAATGCCGGCTTGCTGCCTTTGGCTGCGGTTGGTCGTGGGGTCCGAGAAGTAGTGATCGAGATGGTCGCCAGCTACGGCATGCCGGTCGGTCGCGAGGTATTCGAGACCGTGTTCTGGATCGGGCGCTTCTATCAGTCAGCTAGCGATAACGTCCACCGCCTGTTCCGTCAGGACGTGAAGCTGCATCTGTGCAAGAGCACCAAGGCTAACGACGCCAGCATCCGGCAGGCGTTGATCGACCGGTATGGACCGGGGAAGGAGAGGGCGATCGGGACGAAGAAGGCGCCCGGTCCGTTGTATGGGGTCAAGGCTGACGTGTGGGCTGCGCTCGCACTGGCCGTGACCTGGCACGACACCCGGGAAGAACGGTTGAAGGTGTCATGACCAAGAAGCGATTCACCGACGCCAACAAGTGGGAAGACCCATGGTTCATGGAGCTGCCCCTGGAGATGAAGGCACTGTGGCAGTTTGTCTGCGACAAGTGCGACAACGCCGGTGTGTGGGATCCGAACAAGCGGTTAGCTGAGATGCTGATCGGCACTTCCATTGACTGGAAGCTGGCCGTGAACGTATTCGAGGGCCGCGTCAACATCCTTCCCAACGGGAAGTGGTTCCTGACCAAGTTCATTCGCTTCCAGTACCCGGGTGGGCTGAGCAGGAAGTGCTCTCCTCATCAGCAGGTGCTCGGGCTGTTGGAGGGGTACGGGATTCCTGCGGAACCCTACCTCTCTGAACCCTTACCTAACCCTTACCCTACAGTAGCCAGTAGGGTAGCAGATAGGGTACCTAGTACCCTACAAGATAAAGACAAGGATACAGACTCTCCCTCTCCTCTTTCTCTGAAGGGGAGTGCAGAGGGGAAACAGACCGCCACGTCCAGGGAGGACTTCGTCGCCTTCCTGGGCACGCTCCGCTGCGACACGCACGAGTCGGCGGTCGACGAATGGATCGGCTGGCTGCGCAAGCTGGGCATCAAGGACTGGCAGCTTGCCTGCGAGTGCGTGGGGGAGTGCGTCCGGAAGGCGCGGAAGAACGGGTTTCAGGTGCGGTACAGCCGCAACCTCCCCGAGAGCTACGGCGACGAGTGGAAGTACTGGTTCGAGAAGCGTTCCACCCAACGCATCACCAAGGAATCCGCATGATCTGCCATGCTCGTCTTGAAGTATCCGATGACACCATGCGCAAGATCCTGTGGCTGCTGGATGCGCTGCCGCGGCTGCATGAGGTGTCGTATGCCATGGCCCAGTTGGAGCACGTGACGGATATCGAGAACACGTATGAGTTCAGGACGGCGAAGATGATCATGGAGGTGGGGGAACGGTTGGCTGGTGAGCTGATGGGGCTGCCATGACCATCCACCCCGCCCGTCACGCGCACGCAATGGAGTCCGCGCACTGGTCAGCGTTCGTTACCAACAGCGCGCAGATTGGCGTCATCAATTGCATCCTCGCCGCCGACGACCGCCTCCGTCGCGACCATCCAGAATACTTTGATGACGCACCAGTGACCCAAAAGCGGGAGGGGGATTCTTACATGACCGCCCCCAGCGACCAGCTACGGGAACGAGTGGCGAAGGCGATACGCGCGCTCCAGGATGACGGGCGCATTGCGTTCGTGTGCGAGAGTGATGCCGAGACGATAGCCGGCGTGGCGATTGCGGTGGTGAGCGACGAGCAATACCACGTCCTGCATGCGCAGATCGACCACTGGCGAGCCGAGGCCGAGCGGTTGCGGGGTCGAATCGAGGACCGCATCGCGATTTCGGACACTATGGCCGAACAACGCGACCACTGGCGAGCCGAGTCCCTAGAGCAAGCCTGCCTGCTGGGAATGTCCGGGTCGCGGGAGGCGAAGCTGTTGGCTCAGCTTGAGGAGATGGCCAGGGAACGGGATGCGGCTGAGGCGCAATGCGCGGACATGCAGCGGCTGGCTAACGACTCCTGCAACCAGCTCGACAAGGCGCGGGAAGTCTTGCGGAAGCTAACAGCAGCGGTTGACGGTTCATGGCGAGCATTTGAGTACGAGCTACGACCGTCGATCAGCAACACCAACTATGAGGTTGTCGCGCACTGGCTGCGAGAAGCAGAGGCCACGCTGGCCGCCCTCACCCCATCGCCCACCACCACGGAAGGGACGGGGGTATGAGCGACAAGCATCTTGCCGTGAACATGGAGCACCAAGTAAAGCTCGCCCGACAGGTGAAGCGCCTCAAGGCGGAAAACTCACGGCTCCGAGCAATGCTTGCCCATGCCGAAGAGACCAGTGTCGTGATCGCCGCACACTACCAAAACCGAATTAATCGAGCATTTGAATTACTTCATGAGGTGAAGCCATGACACCGCCACCCGTTGAACCGCCGGACCTGTCCTACATGTCCATCCAGTACGCGTTGCACCATCACCGTGACGCGGTGCTCAATCGCCTGCTGCAACTGATCGCGGCGGATGGGCTGCCGGAGGGGATTGAGTTCTGCATGCCCGAAGAGGGCCAGACGGTGCCGTACTACGAGAAGGGCAGCGAGTTCATTAACATACCGGACCATTACGAAGGTGGCTTCACCCCCGCCGACCTCTTGGCAATCGCCGCACACCTTTCTCAACACCACACCAAGGAGAACACATGAAGGATTCAGTAACCATTGACGGCGTGACCTATCGCCGTGAACAGCCGAACGGGAAACGGGCCGTCGTGGTCGTTGACCGTGGCTGGATATTCGCAGGTGACGTAGCAGAAGCCAACGGACGCATCACCCTGACTCGCGCTGTATGGGTATTTCGGTGGGAATCGGTTGGCTTCGATGGCGTCATTGCCAAGCCGAAATCTGACAAGGTGACGATCCGTAAGATGGACACGCCAGTGGACATTCCAGCCGAAGCGGAAATCTTCCGCATTCCGGTTGCCGATGATTGGGGCTTGGCATGAAGCCTGTCGGCAACGGCAACGGCACCGGCGACGGCAACGGCTACGGCTACGGCGACGGCTACGGCTACGGCAACGGCGACGGCTACGGCGACGGCTACGGCAACGGCTACGGCGACGGCTACGGCGACGGCTACGGCTACGGCTACGGCTACGGCAACGGCGACGGCAACGGCTACGGCAACGGCGACGGCTACGGCGACGGCTACGGCTACGGCTACGGCTACGGCAACGGCGACGGCAACGGCTACGGCTACGGCAACGGCAACGGCTACGGCACTGTCACGCTATCAGGTCGAAGGCGCAGATCATGACCCCCCAACCACCCGACGCGCTGCGGGAGCCAAAGGCTGATCTCTGTGCGTACTATTACAGTTTCGAGCCAACAGGCTGCGCACCAATCGATGCCATTCTAGGCATGGTAGCAGGAGCAGGGAAAGCCTATCACAATACCGAAGACTGGTCTAATGACTCTCACGGCGAATCGTGCGTAGAATCAATTCAACGCGCAGCAGAGGAAGCCGCCAAAGCTCTCCACGCCATCCCCGCAGACCATGTGTGCATACCGCGCTCACTGCTGAACGAGTGGACGCTGTCGCTCATCGGCATCATCTATGACAGCCCGTCCAAGGCGCAGCGCGATACGCTGAAAGCCATCGGGGACAAGATGCTGGCGATCTACCACAGCTCAGCCATCGACGGCAAGGGGGCGGGGGTGGGGAAGTTGGCATGACTAGCGCCTCTCCCGCAAGCAGGGGGACAAAGTGACCGACTGCACGCCTGATGCGATTAAGCAGGAGTATCGCGATGCGGTTTCGCAGGTGCAATCTCATAGCCAGAAGCTGTGGGTGCTGCGCGAGACTGTTCAGCGGCTAGAGGATCAGCTGTCTGAACGCGATCGGTATATCGATGGCCTGAAGCGTCATCTTGAGCGGTTGCATCATACGATTGAGGACCGCGCGCTTGCTCTGGCTGAGGACTACAAGGCCAATCAGTCAGCGTTCCGTGAGGCCTTCGCGAAGGTTGGGGAGCGGCAGGACGTGTGCCGCAAGGGTCATGCGCTGACGCCTGACAATGTCCTCAACTCCAATGGCGTGCGCCGGTGTCGAGCCTGCAGGAGAGAATCAAACAAGCGCGCCGAGGCGCGAGCGAAGGAGCGGGTAGCGGTATGATTGACGCAACGGTCATCATCCAGGCCCGCATGGGATCGAAGCGATTTCCGGGGAAGATGCTGGCGGATCTGTGTGGGAAGCCGGTGATTGAGCATGTGATTGATCGGGTGCTGGATTCGGGCCCGAGGTTGGTTGTGGTAGCCATTCCCGACACTCCAGAGAACGTCCCGCTTGCGCACCACATCGAGAATGAACCGACTCTCTTCGAGCGCTTAGACAAGAACGACGTAGCGAATGGCCTCCTTCTCAGGCAGGTGGCGCGACTCCGAATCCCAGTGCGTTTGTTCCGCGGTAATGAGTCGGATGTGCTCAGGCGATTCTCGGACGCAGCAACGTGGGCATTCGCTCAATACGGCGCGACGGCTGGCATTGTCCGCATCACCGGTGACTGCCCGCTCGTTGACCATTGGCTGATTGGTGAGCTATTTCAGACGTTCCGCCGCAGCGGCATGGCCTACGTTGGCCAGACGAATGATCCGGATGGATCGGACGTGGAGGTATTTAGCTACGATGCACTCATGCGCTCAAACGAGATGGCGAAAGAACAACGGCAGCGCGAACATGTGACCACCTACATGCGCGAGTGCATGAATGGTTTCATTAACCCGTCGTACTGTTCCACGGAGAACGTCAAATTCTCAGTCGATACGCCAGCAGACCTGGCGCGGTGCGCTGAACTAATCCGCAAGTGCGGGGTGAATGCAGGATGGCGCAAGTACATGGAGGCGTTGCAGTGATGACGACGATGCGCGAGCGGCACGACCGCTTGGTCCCGATGGGGACTCAGGTCAGCAGCAAGGGCCGCTACCGCTACTGCGATGGATTTGGCCCCGAGTTCATCATGGACGGTGACGGATGCCGCGTGCTGGGCTCTGATGGCAAGTGGTACATCGATTGGACCATGGGCCTGGGCGCGATCACGCTGGGACACAAGCGCGGCTTGTCTGGCGACTGCATCGCATGGCCGTTGCCGTCGTGGACTGAGGTCGAGCTGGCTGAGAAGGTGCAGTCGATGATCCCGTCCTGTGAGGCCGTGCGCTTCATGAAGACGGGAACTGATGCGACCAGTGCAGCGGTGCGTCTGGCGCGTGCGTACACGGGACGCGAGAAGATCGTCCGCTGCGGCTACCACGGCTACCAGGACGTGTTCCTGAATGCCGACTACGCCGACAAGAAGGGCGTACCACAGTGCGTGCGGGACCTGACCGTCTCCGTGCCCTACAACGACATGGAGTCCTTAGAGGACCACCTGCTCTACAAGAATGTGGCAGCGTTCATCCTGGAGCCGGTATCGCTGACGGCGCCGTATGACTGGTACCTTCCGCGGGTGCTGAAGCTCTGTGAGGATACCGGGACGGTCCTGATCTTCGACGAGACGATCACCATGTTCCGCATGGCGCCGGGTGGAGCGCAGCAGGTGTACAACGTCACGCCGCACCTGACGACGGCAGGCAAGGCTCTGGCCAACGGCTGGCCCATCAGCCTGGTCTGCGGGCGCAAGGACATCATGGACTGCTGGAGCGAGACCCATCTGTCGGGGACGCACTTCGCAGAAGTCACGGCGATGAAGGCGGCGCTCTACAACCTGGAGCAGATGGAGGATGGTTGGTTCTGGGACAACCAGGCGGTGGTGGGGCAGTCGCTGATCGACGGCTACACCAAGGCTGCGACCACGCACAACCTCACCGACCACACCCGGATGCGCGGCCTACCGCACTACACCAGTATCGAATGGGACAACCCGGCCCGGCAGACCCTGTTCATCCAGGAGCTACTGCGCCGTGGGGTCATGCTGGCATCGGGGCAGTTCATCAGCCTGTCGCACCACATGGACGCCATGGAGCAGACCATGAAGGCCTACGACGACGCCATGGCCGTTGTCGCTGAGGCGATCAGCGATCACTCGGTCGAGAAGCGGTTGGAGTGCAAGATCAACACTGCTGTGTTCAGGAGGCACTAGTGATTGAGAAACTGATCCTGGGGACGGCTGGGCTGGGGGGATTGCCGTATGGGCGCAACAAGCGTGAGGTCAACACCGAGGATGCCATCGCGCTCATCAAGCATGCGTGGGACGCTGGCATTCGGACCTTCGACACCGCCCCAACCTACGGCCAGGCCGAGAACATCATTGGGCACGTGCTCAAGTGCAACAATCTTTCTGCGCGCATCTTCACGAAGACACGTGGCGATGTCGCTGAGGCGGCGCAGAGCATTCAGCATCTGCTGCGGGGCGACCCGAAGCGTGCGGATGTGGTGTTCCTCTACCACAACTGGACCAGGCACATCGGCTGGCCGGCCAACTGGATCCGTGGCGCATCGATCTACTTCGAACACGACGACAGCGACAGCGCGACGGCAGCGTTCATCCACTTCGACTACATCCAGCACGAATGGAACATTCTGCGCAGGTGCTATGCACCCTATCCATACCGGTATGGACCTGAAGCAAGGGCCCCCAAGCAGACACGGATTGCGCGCAGCGCCCTGCTTCAGGGCGTCCTAGCGGGCGAGGAATGCCCCAACGATACCCTCAAGCAGCGTGTCCAGGCGGCAGAGAAGGTCGCCGCAGCATTCGGTGTAAACCTCAAGACACTAGCCCTTCGCTCGGGACTAGAGAACGAGACCACGGACATGGTGATCATCGGGCCGACCACCATCAGCGAGCTGGATGAGTGCCTAGAGATAGCCAAGCGTGAACCGCTGGGGACCGAGCGGTACGTACCGATGCTCGACATGGGCGTCTGCACAGACAACGACCCGAGGACGTGGGCATGAACGACATGGAACGCTGCGCCCGGTGCCTGCTCCCTATCACCTACGAGACGCTAGAGATTGGCCATGACGGCGTATGCAACATCTGCAGGGCTCACGAGCGCAAGGAAGCAGATGATTGGGACGCCAAGAAGAAGGACCTGGACGCGCTGATCGAGCAGTACCGAGGCAGACACGACTACGACTGCATTATTCCGTTCAGTGGTGGGAAGGACTCAACCTTCGCCCTCTGGTACCTCGTCACGAACTACAAGATCAAGCCGCTCGTGGTCCGCTACGATCACGGGTTCATGCGCGACGGCGTGAACAAGAATATGGAGCGGACGATCAAGCGCCTAGGGGTGGACTCGCTCTCATTCACTGCCAACTGGAAACTGGTGAAGCGGACCATGCTTGAGGCGCTGATCCGCAAATCCGATTTCTGCTGGTCGTGTCACGTAGGTGTATTTTCGTTCCCGATGCACATAGCCCTGAAGTTTCAGGTGCCGCTGATCTTCTGGGGTGAACGGTCCAGCGACTACACGTCGTACTTCGGCTACGATGAAGAGGAGAACGTAGACGAGACACGGTTCAACCGGTTCATCAACCTCGGTATCACGGCCGACGACATAGCTGGGATGATCAAGCACGACTTCGACTTTGACTACCGTGATCTCAAGCCGTTCCAGTACCCGCCGCGCTCAGAGCTACAGAAGCTGGGCGTTAGGTCTGTGTGCCTGGGATCGTTCATCAAGTGGGATGTGCGTGAGCAGGTGAAGATCATCGAGCAAGAGCTTGGATGGAAGGGTGACGCTGTGGAGGGCATGCCGAGCGGACGTTGGACCTACGATAAGGTTGAATGCGCAATGCAGGGCGTTCGCGACTACCTCAAGTTTCTCAAGCGCGGGTACTCGCGTGTGTCCCAGAACTGCGCCATCGACATCCGCAACGGGCGCATGACTACCGAGGAGGCGCGGGCTGTGATCGCAGCCAATGAGGGGCGCCGTCCGCCATCGCTCGACATCTTCCTAGACTACGTCGGTATCTCCGAGGCTGAGTTCAACACCATCGTTGCACAGCACGCTATCTACCCTCACGAGCCAGACTTCAACCTGCCTGATGCAGAACCAACCCATGACAGGGATAGCTGGTATCGGGAATGCTCAAAAAGCGTGTGATCCCAGTCATGCTGCTGAAGGACGGCCGTGTGGTGAAGACCACGCAGTTCGCCAACCCCAGAGATGTGGGTGATCCGGTGTCGCAAGCGAGGATCCACAACAACAACGGCGCTGACGAGCTGATGATCCTGAACATCCAGCCTGACAAGGGCGTCCAGCCCCTGCTCGATGTCATCGAGGAGATCGGCAAGGTGTGCTTTATCCCCGTGGCCGTGGGTGGTGGGATCAGGACCGAGGAGGATGCGGCCACGCTGATCAAGGCCGGCGCTGAGAAGGTGGTGATCCGGACCATGTACCAGCTGATCCCGGCGATTGCCGAGCACTTCGGGCAACAGGCTGTGGTGTGGTGCTACGACTACGCCGAGCCCGTTAAGGAGCTCGGGGACATGGGCGCTGGGGAAGTGGTGCTGCATGCCACGGACCGCGATGGCATCCGCAAGGGCTACGATGTGCAGACCATCAGCAACGTCCGAAAGAGCCTGAAGTGCCCGATCATCGCCATGGGTGGCTGTGGTCACTACCAGCACATGGTCGACGCCTTCAACGCTGGCGCTGATGCGTGTGCATCTGGAGCCATGTTCTGTTTCACCGATTCGAACCCCCTGCGTGCGCGAGCCTATTTGCGCAACAAGGGCATTCCCGTGAGGTATGGATGACCACGCTGACCATCCCCTATCCTGACCACGTCATGCTGTTCGGTGGCTCACCGCTGCTGATCAAGGTCGCGAAGCTCCTCAGAGAGCTGAACCTGCATGTGGACATCTACACCAGCCCACGGCAGGAGGCCGAGGTGATCGATGGCGAGCTGACGCTTGGCCAGCATCTGGTCGCAGCGGGCATGGACTGGTACCACGTCACCGACGACATCAATCGGGACTTGGGGCTTGAGGAGATCACGCCCACCACGCTGGGCCTTGGGTTGGGTGAAGCCTGGCAGTTCAGCCCGGAGATCGTGGATGTCTTCGGTGGGCGCCTGATCGATGTGATGGGCATCCCACTGCCACGCTACCGTGGAGGAGCGCACTACACCTGGGCGATTATGAATGGCGAGATCAAATGGGGTTGCTGCCTGCAGCAGGTGACGCCACAGACCAAGCAGGGTGTGTACGACAACGGCGCTATCGTCATGCAGCGGGCGTACGACATGGGCTACACCGCGATCTATCCCGATCACTGGTTCGAGGACTGCGGCAAGCAAGAGCTGGAGATGATCCAGGAGTTCCTACTCGCCATCAGGAAGGGCGCGATCTTCCTGCCTGGCGACATTGCCGAGAAGGACTCGCTGTACTTCCCGAGGCTCAAGACCAGCGAGAACGGGTGGGTGAACTGGAACTGGGGCTCAGTCGAGATCGCCAACTTCATCAATGCGTTCGACCAGCCCTATCCAGGGGCGCATACGACCATCAATGGGCGCACGGTGCAGCTGCGGTGTTCTGATTCGATCGACGGCGCGTTCCACCCGTACGCCAATGGGCTGATTGTACGCATCAGCAAGGACGAGATCACTGTCGCCAGCCATACGGGCACGGTCCTGGTCGCTGAGGTGTGGTGCGATGGGAAGGTGATCAACAAGGAGCTGAGGCCTGGGATGCGGTTTGTCACCAGCCCCGAGCGGCTGCATCAAGCGATCACCTATACGCCTGAGTACACGGCGATGGGCGTGGATACGCCAGCTAAGCCCACGCTCACCATCAAGGGCAAGAAGGTGCGCCTGCGTCCACTAACGCTCAGCGATTGCACCGAGCGGTATGTGGACTGGCTTAATGACCCAGAGATCAACCAGTACTTGGAGTCACGCTTTCATGTCCAGACGCTCGACGGCATCAGGAGATTCGTCTCGGGAATGCAGCGGAGCGAATCCAACCATCTGCTGGGCATATTTGAGAACGAGTCCGGAACTCACATCGGCAACATTAAGGTGGGTGGCATTAACTGGCATCACCGATACGCAGACGTTGGATACTTTATTGGCGAGAAGAAGCTATGGGGTCGAGGCTTCGCCACTGAAGCGATACGACTAGCGACCAAGCTGGCGTTCCAGGAGCTGAAGCTGCACCGCATCCATGCTGGTGCGTACGAGTCCAACGTCGGCAGCTGCAAGGCGCTGAGGAAGGCAGGCTATGAATGCGATGGCATCTGGCATGACCAGCTGAAGGGGAAGAACGGGTGGGAAGGACACGTATGGTTCTCGTGCTTGGAGACGGCCTATGTCGATGGTTGATCTGATCCGCAAGCTGAGCCCCTATCGCAGCGGCGTTGTGTGCGATGGCTTGGACAAGGTGACTGAGCTGCTGTGCCAGGAGCTACCGTTCCAGGTGCATGAGTTTGAGTCAGGCTCAGAGGTCAATGGCTGGGTGCTCCCGCAGAAGTGGGAATGCCAGAAGGCCACGATCCACGACAACGCAGGCAACCTGATCTACGACGGCAACGCTCATCCGCTGGGAGTCTGCGCCTACAGCGAGCCATTCGTTGCAGGCATTGGTGGCGAGGAGTTGAAGAAGCACCTGTACTACAGTGCCGAGTACGATGACGCGCTGATCTACCACTGTGACTGGCTGTATAAGAACTGGGTCAAGGACTGGGGGTTCTCAGTCACCAAGCGGTTCTATGACAGCATCAAGGACCGTGAGGCATACCACATCGAGCTGAGGACGACCAAGACGCCAGGCACCATGAAGGTGTTGGAGTTCCATAAGCCGGGTAAGCAGGACATCGATATCCTCATCAATGCCCACAACTGCCATCCGGGCTGTGCCAACGATGACTTGTCAGGCGTGGCCATTGGTATCGAGGTGATGCGGCAGCTGATGACCCAGGAGGCTGAGCTGGGCTACAGGCTCATCATAGGACCTGAGCACTATCACTCGATCTTCTACCTGGACCGCTTCCAGGACACCAAGCTGCATAGCGGGGTGTTCTTGGAGAGCCTGGGTACTCAAGGCCCCCTAGCCCTGCAGCACAGCTTCACAGGGGATGCACCAATTGATCAGTATTACGTGCGAGCCCTGAAGGACTCCGGGTTCCCATGGAGGGAGGCACCGTTCAGGAGCGTTGTCGGCAACGATGAGACGTGCTGGGATTCAGCAGGGTATGAGATCGCTACCGTGAGCCTGAGTCGGGTTCCCTTTAGTGAGTACCATACCAGCCACGATACCGCAGACCTGATGGACGAGCAGCGCCTCAGGGAAGCCGTTTCCGTGACCGTAGAGGCCCTATCGAACATGGACAAGGACAAGCGGCACCAACGGAAGTTTAGGGGCCTGGTGTGCCTCAGTAGGCCGGGAATCGACCTCTACAAGCCTATGTTGGATCCATCGATGCCTGACAGGCGCACGATCAGCGATGAGGCGAGGCGATGGAACAACCTGATGGATTGCCTGCCGCTGTACTTTGGGCATCGGGATGAGCTGGGCTTGAGCGTCCTAGAGATAGCCAACCGCCACGACCTACCGTTTCAGCAGGTGTGGCGGTATGTGAAGGCGTGGGAGGAGAAGGGGCTAGTGGGCTGAGCCACCGATGCCCTCGACATAGAAGCCGTGGCGCTTACCGAGGGCAACGATCTCCTCGTACATGGCGGCAACGTCCTTCTTGCGGACGGCATAGAGGGGCATGGTTAACTCGTCGCAGACATCGTGCAGGAGCACCATGTCCTCACGGCCTGGCCAGGGTGCGAGCACGTACCGGCGGACGGGGTTGCACAGGTAGTAGGTGGTTGGAGACTGTGGGTCCATTGGTCGCTCCTTGAAAGCGGCTGGTGGCTGACCCTGGGCTGTTAGCAGCAGCGCCAGGGTCTTTGGTTGGTGGGACTATATAGCAGCACTATATCATAGGCAAGGGCTTCTTGATAGTTGCGCTATATCCATAAGCCCCATATGCTCGTAGCACGATGATGAAGGACGATGACCTAGCGAAGATTGTGGGACAGCGCATCAAGGAGCGCAGAACCGAGCTAGGCATCGGACCTGGTGAGCTGATGGACAAGCTGCAATGCACCATCGGTATGGTGAACCACTACGAGACCGGCAAGCACCTGCCGACGCTGCCGAGGCTGATCATCCTGGCTAAGACGCTGAAATGCTCGACCGACGAGCTGCTCGGCCTCAAACCCTGGCGCAAGCCCTACACCAGTAAGAATGATGCAGATGTTGTGGAGAACTCGGGCTGATACGGTAGTTCATTGACTACCCAATTGTGGATAACTCAAAACAAAGCTTGACTGAGTGACAGGAAATGTCACCACTCCAAGTAAGCTGATTAGAGCATCGATGCCCCGGAGATGCGATAGCCGCTGAGCGTCACTTCAGAGCGAAGCGTTCAGCTATCTAGCCGACACAGCAGCATATACAGCGGACCATCGGCATAGAGCGATGGGAGATGGGGATGAGATGGGTTCCCCTGGTGTAGCAGAACACGTGTAAAGTCAGCCAAACAGCGAAACACCCCACCGCTCACATACAGCAACGGATAGTGAATCCGCTGCGTACTAGTCATACATACTAGTATAGACAATAGGTTATAGCTTAGCTCTGGGAGGAATACGGGCGGAGCTTGACAACGATCGAGCTAAGCACAGGGGGGATGGCAGGGGTCCGGGGGTAGGGCCCCAGCGCGACGATTCCTATGATCTAGCTCCCCTCCGTCAAAAAGTTCCCCCTGATGGTAGAGCGTCCGCAAGGGGACACGAAGGGGACACACGCCAGCCCTCGCTTCACGGCGGGGGTTTGTCGTTCTCAGTTATACGCCTGATTCCTCACCAGCGGTCGTTCCCTGACCCAGCACTCAGCCGCGTGCTTGTACTTGGGCTGTGTCGCGATCAGTTCAGCGAGCTTGTAGGCCAGGAGTGGTTGCGTGTCTGGAACATCGTGCAGCCAGTCGATGTGTGCGGTGTCGGGGAAGACGCGGGCGATGAGGAGTCTCGCGATCGACTTCTCTTCGGCAGGCATGCTGTCCAGCCACGCAGTCGTCTCAGCCGGGTCTTCGGCGGCGCCGATGATGCCGGCGGTGAGTTTCCAGTACCAGGTCGTGCATTCGGGCATGAAGGGGAGTGAGGCGAGGTAGTCGACGATGTCCTGCCGGCCCTCGATCAGCGACCGGGTGAACGCTGCGCGCATCAGCCATTCAGCGGTTTCAGCGTTGGTGTAGAGGAGTAGGTGCAGGAGGTCGACGCTGGTGAGGTGGCTGAGGCTGTCGTCCGGGCCGTACTTGATGAGGCGGTGGACGTAGGCGGTCAGGGACATCTGGTAGGCGGATTGGCGAACGGCGTTGCCGGTGCCGCAGTGGTCGAGCACCCATTGTCTGAGTTCGGTGAAGTACTGTTGCGGTGACTTCTGGGCGAATGCCTGTTCAGGAGGGGGCGGGGGCGCCGGAGGCGCGGCGACGGAGTCGCCTGTATCCTGACTCATCGCTGCAGCTTCTCAGGCTGCGGTTTCATGACCGTCAGCGCGATGCGGATGACGTACTCGTTGGGTCTGCCGGCGACCGGGATCAGTTCCTCGACCAGCAGCTTCTCCTCGATCAGGCGCTCGATCAGCTTGGCGTGCAGGGATGCTTTCTTCTCGACGTGGTGCCTGAGGGGATTGTGGTCCAGCGTGCGGGCTTTGATGCCGTCGGTCAGGACGATGCAGATGGTGTTGTCAGCAGTCACGGGCGATGGCCTCCAGAACCGGTTGCAGGTGGTCGATGGCGCTCGTCATCGTCGCCGCGAGGCCGTCGAGCGAGAGCATCGTGTGCCAGTACGCTTGCTCTTTGACTTGGTACGTCCGCGAGCGCGCGTGCATGTACATCTGCTCGTTGTAGACCGCGCTGCGGAGGAAGTACTGGAAGGCTGCCTGATTGCCCGGACTAACTCCAGCATCCGGGAGCATACGCGACAGTAGGGTGTCAAGATTCCATGCGTGCGGTGCTTGCGCCCACATTGCGCGCAGGTCTGTACGCAGCTCGCCCATGTGTCGCTTGAAGTGCTCGCAGTCGGCAGGCAGCTGGGCTGCGCGAGCCTTCCAGCTGTCATACCGCACCGCATGCCCCCGCTCCAGACGGATTTCGGGAAGGTCGTTGAGAGAAGCCGGATCTGGGAGTGGCCCAGATTGGGTGTGCTCGATAACGGCGTATCGCTTGGTGTGCGCGTTGACGTTGAAGACCCTGTCCCTGATGAGCTTGGCTTGCGAGCTGATCTCGAAGCGGAAGGTGTCCCACCACATGCAGGATTCGACCAGCGTGCCGTCATTTCCAGGGACAAAACGGGTTTCGTAGCCGTTGGCACCGAAGGATCCGACGTTGTTGGTTTCGTGCTCATGCGCTTTCGCCGCGAAGTCGCAGGCTTGCCAGTGCGTCCCATTGGCTCCCTTTGCCAGATCGTGTCCAACCAGATAGACCGGCCCGCGCGTGAGCGAGGCGGCAACGAGAAATGAGAGAACCCCGGTCGAGGAACCAGTGGTGCAGACCAGTTCCTCAGCGGGTGCGAGCCAGTTGTACAGCCGGTCCATCGCGTGCAGGTAGATGCATTTGCCGTCGAAGGGCTCGACTACCGATGGATGGCAGGCGGGAATGCCGGCGAAGATCGTGCGCGTGCCCTTGGCGCAGGCTACGAATTGGGCTTGCTGCTTGAGGCGCTCTAAGGGCGTCACGAAGTGCGGGACGATGCCTGCTGCGATGAGGCCGGGGTAGACGGCGTCACAGGCGACGAGGATGCACTTGGTTTGCAAAGCTCGTAGTGCGTCAAGATGTTCGCCAACTGACGGTCCAGCTCCGATAGCGATTGCCGGAGTTGGACCAAAGACGCCCGACACGTTTCCAATTGATGGACATGGAAGGATAGTTCGCGCGTTAAGTGCTGCATGGTGCAATCCCATGAAGGTGTCGTTGATGTCGTTACCCAGCGCCCACGGCCGATCAGCGAGCGCGTTACGGATGCGCGGCAGATGCTCGGCGCGGAACGCTTCCGCTTGCGGGCACAGCTCGTGTGTGTCGACGATGTCAGCACCGGCCAGCTTGATGATCGACTCGTGCGCGCCGAATGAATCCCAGATCCACTGCTGCACGCCGACGTAGTCGTTGACGATGGTGATGATGATGTTCTTCGGCAGCTCACCGGTCGGTGCCGTCTCCCCCGGCAGGGACAGAATGCGCACGTCTTTCGTGTTCAGCATCCGGTCCGACGCGATCCGTTCGATCAGGCCCCCAACACCCAACCCGATCACGATCAACGTACTGGCGCAGGTGCGGCAGTCTGCCAGGGGATCAGCCAACGCTGTTTGCATGCAAGATATTCTGGAATATAAGAGTCAATGATGGCAGAACAACAGCAGGTCCCAGAAAACAGCGATAAAACCGCTGATGACGCGATCGCTGAGATGACGGATGAGATAAAGACTCTCGCTAAAGATCACCGGAAGATGAAGGAACGCCTGGAACAGATGGCGATCTTCTGCAAGCGCACGTCAGCGAAGGGCGGGACCAAGGAGCGCGCGGAGGTGGATTACCTCAGCACGCCCGAGGAGGAGCTGTTCTTCGAGCACCGCCGACTCTACGAGCAGCAGAACGAGCTGATCCAGCAGATGAAAGAGAAGATTCGGGAGATTCCCGGCAATCGCGTGGGTGCGGCTGGTGAAATCTGGAAGATTCTCCAGAAGATCCAGCAGTTCCAGAACTCGTCGTTCCACCACCTGAGTGAGATGAAGGAGATTCTGCAACAATTGCGCGAGCAGCTGTCCGCGAAGGAACAGCGCATGATCACGATCACCCAGGAGCGGGCGCGGCTCATGCAGTCGGATGCGCAGCATCGCGACAAGATGGAGTTGGCGCGAGATGGCGACAAACGGCCGACCATAACCGACCTCAAGCAACGACTCGCACTCAAGCACAACGTCCCGGTTGAACAGATCGACCAAATCCTCCAGGCGAAACCGGTTGAAATCGAACTCCAACGTTGACGAAGATGAGCTGGACTACCTGATCCAGCGACGGCTGGACCCGGTGCTCAACTTCACGCCCTGGCCGACGCAGCATCGTTGCTACGTCTCTAAGGCCCGCTACCGCTGGATCGGTGGCGCCAACCGCAAGGGCAAGTCGGCGCTCCTGGGCGTCGAGGCCGCGTCGGCAGCCAGGCGGCTCCACCCGACCCGCACCGTCTCGAAGCCCACCACCGGCCTGATTTTGGCGCCGTCGCGCGAGCAGCTGCAGGATCCGTGGGAGAAGAAGCTCCTGAAGGACTGCGAGCTGCGCGGATTCGAGGGTCGACCGTTCATCCCCGCCCAGGAGATCGCCAAGGTCTGGTACACGCACGGCGCGGGCGCTCCGACCCTCAAGCAGATCGACATGAAGAACGGGAACACCATCCGTTTCGGCGTCTCGAAAGACCCCGAATCGTGGAAACGCCGCGCCGGCCAGGCCCTGTCCTGGATCATCTTGGACGAGGCCGAGGGCGACCTGAACCTGCTCAACGAGCTCTACCCGCGCCTGCTCGACGCCAACAAGGACGAGCAGATCGTGCGCGAGGCGGGGGGCGGATGGCTGCTGTGGGGCGCAACCCCAACGACCGCCAACGTCGCCCTGATGCGCTTCATCCAGACCTGCGAGGATCCCAAGGAGCCGGACTGGGAAGGCTTCCGCATGGGGGAAGCGGATGGCGATGCGGCCGACAAGCGCGAGCGCGAACGCCTGCGCGGTGCGTTCTCGGACGAAGACTTCGACCTGCGCATGCTCGGAACCGTGGATTATGCCGATCGGCTGCTGATCTACGGCAAGCATTGGGACGATCAGCGGGTGATGATCGCGCCGGATTACGAGGTGCATCCGGATGACAACCTGTGGTGCGCCTACGATCCGGGCGGCGCTGGCCAAGAGTCGCACGACACCGGCATCCTGTTCGCCGCGATCTCGAAGGATCAGCCGACCCTCATCAAGGTCGTGCACTTCATCCGGATGAACCGGACGATCCTGTCCTACGACTTCAAGCGCATCGCCCACTACCTGCGCGGGCGCACGCTGGAGGGCTTCATCCCCGACATCGCCTCGAACAAGACCGAGAAGACCACCGGCAAGTCGTTGTCCTGGCAGATGAAGGAGGAGATGGCCCGGCAGGAGATCAAGTCCTACCGCGGCATCATCCTGCCCTACAACCGCCACGAGCCCGGCATCCGCCGCGTGCAGACGTACCTCGATGATGGCCTCATCAAGATCAACGCCTCGAAGGCATCCGGGGGGCAGCTCCTGAGGCAGCAGATGCTGTCCTACCGCTCGTACGAGGAGGGCGTCTACCAGGGTGCGCGCGGGGTGGTGAAGAAAGACGACGAGGGGCCAGACTGCCTTGTGAGCGGCACCCTGATCGAAACCGCTACGGGGCCCCGCCCGATTGAGGACATCGCGGTGGGCGACATGGTGCTGACCCGGAAGGGCTATCGGCGTGTCACTGATGCGTGGCGCTCGACGGCTCCCAAGCCGGTGTTCACCGTCGAGACCTCGAATGGTCACGCCGTAACCGCCACCGCAGGCCATCGGTTCTGGACCGAGAATCGGGGCTGGGCTCGCCTTGATAGCTTGCGGTACTCGGATATAGTCGCGACATGCCTAACATCGTCGTATTCGAGGGGCGAAAGTACTACGAGTACAGCGGCGCCAATGCTGGGTACTTCAGAAACCGCCGAGGAAAGCTGCTGCATCGGGCAATATGGGAATCAGCACACGGACCAATCCCGGAAGGCTGCGCGATTCACCACCGAGACGGGAATTGCCGGAACAACTCTCTCGACAATCTCGAAGCCATCTCCCCCTCAGAGCACAGCCGCATGCACGGTGGAGGCAAACTCGACCACCTGGATGCCATCAGGGGGTTGGCAGTCGCTTGGCATCGATCACCCGAAGGCCGGGCGTGGCACGTCGAGCATAGCAAGGACATTTGGAAGAAGCGCACAGCGCGTGAATACCAGTGCCAGCGATGCGGGAAGCCGTTCAAGACCAGGGACAGGAAGCCGAAGTTCTGTTCGGGATATTGCAAGTCCAGAGCGCGCCATCTTTCGGGCGTCGACGATGTCCCAGCAACCTGTGTTGAGTGCGGGAAGACGTTCACGAAGAACAAGTACCTGCGAAAGCTCACCTGTTCCCGCGTCTGTGCGACTCGTCGCACCATCCGGCAGCGCTCACGTCCACGACCTGACCGTTGAGGGGGAGCACGAGTTCTTCGCCAACGGCGTCCTGGTTCACAACTGCCTGCGCTACCTGTGCATGGGCTTGAACGGCGGTCGGACCCGCCTGGTCTACGTGCCTCGCGGCTGCGGGAAGCCGGGCTGGCTGACTCCTGAGAAACCACCGCCCCCGGTCCCACCGCCGGTCGAAGCGCTGACCCAGGACCAAGAGAACTATCAGTTACAGTTGATCCGTTCGGCAAGGTTAACGAGTGCTATCTTCTCTAAGCGCCGTATCCGCAACTAGGACACTGACACTTATTGTCGGTATTTCATTGTAAGCATACACCCGCTTACGAAACTTCCTTGACATGGACCTTGTGCCCTCGGCGCCGGGCAACGGGCAAACGTTCACCGGTCTTACACTGTCTGGCGCGACGATCGTCAATTCGTCGATCTCGGGCTCCACGTTCGTCGGCGGAACGCTCAGCGGTACGACGATCCTCGGCGGAACGGTCTCAGGCACGACGCTGCTTGCGACCACTGTCTCGGGCGCGGTCATCTTCTCATCGACGCTGTCGGGCGCGACGATCGTCAACTCAACGATCAATTCCGGCAGCACGGTCAACTCCTATGCGACGACCGCTCGGCAATTCGTATCGGTGAATCGCGGCGGCTCGTCGCAGTCGATTACATCCGGCACAGATGTCAAAGTCCAGCACACGACCGAGTTGGCAGACGCCGACGGCGTCTTCGACAGCGTGACCAATTACCGGATGACGCCGACGGTATCGGGGACGTTCCTCGTCGTTACCGCTGTCGAGTTCGTCAACCTGGACACCAACGATTACGCGGAATCGCAGATCTGGAAGACCGGTTCGAAAGTCGCGTATGTGCGCATACCCATCGCTGGCACGGGCGTCAATCGCAGCACGACCTGTTCTGCGCTCGTGACGGTCAATGGCTCGACCGATTACATCGAGCATTACGTCCACCACGACCACGGCACGAGCCGCAATATCGCTGGCGACGCAGTCAACACCTACATGCACGCGATCTGGGTTTCGCGATGAGCCTTGCGCACGCCATCGAAGCGGCGACTGGACTGGTCAACGGCAAGGACTTCCGCTGTCAGGATGACGGCGCAGGACCGTACATCGCGTACTGGAATCCAGCCAATGGACCGGCTCCGACGCCAGCGCAGCAAGCTGCGTACCTGAGTACATTCGCGACGACATCGGACAAGCGCGATGGGCAGGAAAAGCTCAAGCAGATCGCCCAGGAATACCTGATCGCGTTCATCATCAGTCGCGAGTTCAGCGAGATCGCAGGTTCAGGCGATCGTCTCGCTGCGATCAAAGCCAAGATCACGGCGTGGAAGAACGCGCATCCGGGCGTGCTGCCGTGAAGGAACTCGACGCGCTCAAGTTCGTCGCTGATTTCTGCATTACGCACATGCCGCTCGATCACGCCGATCGGTGGAACGAAGCCTACGACCTCCTCAGACGTGCAGCTGTTGACGCGATGGCGCGTCGCGCTCGCAAGGAAGAAGAAGCCACCGAACGCATCGAGAAACTGCCATGAGCGAGGTCGTTGACACTGATTCCGGACTGTTCCGCGTGATGAGCAGTAAGCCGATGATCATTACGGTTGGCATTCTGTGGACGCTGTTGTCTGGCTTGTCGGTGACGCTCTGGCTGGACATGCGCGATATCCAGAAGTCGGTCACCACGCTGCAGGCTCAGCAGAAGAACAACGACGAGATGCGCGAGCAGCTGTGGGAAGCCATGAAGGAAATGCGCGCCGACATCAAGGAACTCTTACGAGAGGTGAGGAAATGAAACTCGCAACCGTGATCATCGCGCTCTCTGTGCTGTGCGGGGCCATGTCCTGCCAGGCACGGGCGCTCACCGACGAGGAGGCGCAGGTGGTCCGCACCACGACCGGAGTAGCCGGCACCGTGTTCGGCCTTCCGCCCATCGTCGGGGACACCATCGGCGGCGCCATCGTCGCTGCCATCGCTGCATTTGCTGGCCACAAGCACGGCCGGCGCACTGAGAAGAAAGCAAAAGCCAATGGCTGATCCCATTCCCCAGAACTACGTCGTCGGCACCAGCGTCATGTACGTGACGGTGACCCTGCCGTCCTTGACCGGCAACGGATCGCTACTCGGGAACCTGATCCTGAGTGGCACCGACGCTGCGACGAGCACCACCCCAACGACCGGCAACTACGACTCGATCATCGGCGTGATGCTCAAGGGCCACACCGCGTCGTACCACTACGGTGGCGGAGCCTCTACCGGGACGCTCAACGTGACGGTCACGACCGGATCGAACGTCTCCGAGCCCTGCGTCAACTGGCACCGCATGACCTACGTCAAGAACTCGGCATCGGGCACACAGACGGCCACTGCCGTGTGCATCCTGAAGTAGACCATGCCGATCTACGGCGCTGCTGGGTCTGAATCGGGGAGCGTATCGCTGCCGCTGTCTATCGCTCAAGGCGGGACTGCGTCCACGTCAGCATCGGCTGCTAGGACTGCGCTCGGCGTCATTGGCGAGGCGGACCGCGAGACCGATTTCGTGTTCATCGACGACTTCATCAACTGCTCGGACGCTACCGGCGGCTCGGTGGCTGGGTGGACGAAGACCATCGCCAGCGGTTTGGTCGGTCCGAAGTACAGCGTCTCTTATCCAGGGCGCTACGGCATCGTTCGCGTGAACAGCGGAACCACGCTGTCCGGGACAAACACCGGGTGCATATCGCATCTGGAAGTAGGCCTGGAGGCGCACGGCGGCATGTCGTGCGAATGGTCGATCATGACCCCGGACGCTGCCTCTGACGGCACCACGTCCTATGCGCTGTATGCCGGGTGGGGGGATCAGCTCACCGGCGCCACCGATCAGTCCAACGGCATCTACTTCCGCTACGCCCACGGCACCAACAGCGGCAAGTGGGAAGGGAAGTGCGCGAATAGCGGTTCGCGTACTGCGATCGACACCGGCCTGAGCTTCGTCGCGAGCACGTGGTACAAGATGCGTTTCGTCGTGAATGCGGCTCAGACATCAGTGGAGTTCTTTATCGATAACGTCTCCAAGGGAACCATAGCGACCAACATTCCAGTCGACGGGAAGTTCTGCTGTCCGATTCTCAAGATCGCCAAAACCGCAGGCAACACCGAGCGCGAAATGCTTGCTGATTGGGTCGAATGCCGCGCCTCTGGGCTGACGAGGTAACGCATGAAGCTCGACGTGCTCACCTATCAGACCGAAGCCAACCCGGAGGGGGTCCAGCCGGCAGACTGGCCAGCTCGCGTGCTCGAAGTGGCAGACAACGCCGCTGCGACCACGAATGCGTCACGCATGACGGCGGCAGAATACGTGGCGTACCGCGCTGCGCGCCAGGCAACCTACGACGCTTGGTACAACGGAACCTTCAGGCCTGCCATGCAAGCCGCGCTGCAAACGGCCAAGGATTCGGTCGAACCGTTCCTGGCCACGCTGCGCGATCAGGCCCCGGCAGCGATCAGCGGCAACACCACGTATCTGGCTCTGACCGGTGCCACTAACGCGCAGAACGTTGCGCAGATTTCCGCGCTGACGCAGCAGATGAACAAGGTCATCCAGGCGATGGACCGCGTTGCGCGAAGGATCATCTGATGGCGTGGACGCACGTCAGCTCCGGTTATTCTGGGCCACTGCCGCGTCCGGGCTGGCATGCGTCGTTCCACACGTTCTCGCAGGGGACGGAGCAGCGGACCATCTACCTGAAGTGGGATCACGTCCCAACGGTCGCTGACCGGAACGATGCCAGGGACCGGATCATCGCCTTGTACGACAACCCGACACCGCTGCCGACCAAGCGCAGCACGGTCAAGCAGGACCTGCTCGACTTCGCCGCCAATCAAGCCGGGCTGACGCTGGCGCAACTGCGCACCGCGCTCGCCGCCTACGCCACCAATACCTTGGTCGTGGACTACTGATATGGCGACCATCTTCGGCAGTTTCGCAGACGGCAACAACGCCAACGCAGGCACGAGCTACGCGCTCAGGTTCAAGGACTGGACCAGTGGGGCGACCGCCGCTCGCATCGCGCCTGGGGATGTGATTCGCTACGCCAAGAGTCTGGACCCCACCGTGCTCGGCTCGTGCACCTGGACCAATGCGTCGCGCGCTATCACGATTCCTGCCAACACGATCCTGGACATCGAGACGTGCGAAGCGACGTGGACTGCCGTTTCGGCCAACGTGTCCCAATCGACCAGCGCGACTCGCAAGCAAGGGTCGACATCGCTGTCGCTGGCGATCGCCGGTGGATTCACCACCGGTCAGGTGGCGTACAAAACGCTGGGGTCAACCCTCGACTGCTCCAGCTATCAGCAGTTGTGCTTCTGGATCCAGTCGAGCATCACGGTTGTCGCCAATACGTTCCGCGTCGACTTGTGTAGCGACGCGCTGGGAGCGACGCCAGTCAACTCGTTCACGGTCAACATCGCGATCAATCCAGCCAACACCTGGCACAAGATCGTGCTCGACAACGGCTCTGCCCTCGGTGGGACCATCAACTCGATCAACATCCAGGCCCTGCTCGACCCCGGAGCCGCGACGATCCTGGTCGACAACTTCTTTGTCTCGAAGGCGCCTGCATCGGCAGACTGCCTGACGCTGCATTCCCTGGTCGCCACGTCGAACGCGCCAAGCGGACGCAATCACTGGTACCTCGTGCAGTCAGTGAGCGGAACCACGCTGACCATCGAAGCATACCCGAGCGCGGGACCAACTGACGCTCGGACGTACTCGGAATCGACACAGACCGTGTCGACCTACGTACGCCAACCGATCGTGCTGACGCCAGTCACGGCGACATCGTCGTACCTCAATGACGTGCAGGAGGCTGGATCGGCGGGGAGTCCGACCACATTCTCAGGAGGCTGGGACACCGCCGACAGTATGACGACCCAGAACGGCGAGACCTGGGTGACGACGCCCAACGGCACCGGCCGCATCTTCGGATGCTCGCTCAGTTATATCTCGATCGAGAAGTTTGGCGCGACGTTCGCCAACATGGGCTTTGAGATGACTGCCGGCAACAACCAGAAGCTGACTGATTGCTATGTCGTCGCTATGGCGACGCGGTCGTACGAGTTTGGTAACGGCGCTGATGGAACCATCACGGCCACACGCTGCCACGGCAACGGCGCAAACGTATCGAGCGGGATCTTTTCCTGCGCTGCGCCTGTTGGTCGGGTCATCCTCGATGCCTGCGATGCGATCGGTAACGCCTCGGGACCGGGCGTGTACGCTAATCAGATGTGCCGGTTCACGAACTGCACCTTCATCAACTGCTCAACGGTCGGCGCGCGGATCTACACATCGGTTTCCGATGAGATCATGTTCGATCGCTGCACCTTTGCTGGCAGCGCGACCGCGAGCATCCTGGCCACCGACGTTGACTCGGGCCACATCCTGGCGAACCACTGCCTGTTCAGCGAGTCGACCGAGATCTCGTCATCGGCTGGCTACGACCATCTCTTGGTATCGACCAACCACGACCAGGTCGAGAGCGCGGTGTCGGTCATCGGATCGGATTGGCGGTGGGACACCGATACGGGGACGGTTGCGACCGGTGCGACCAGGTCCTGGCGCGGTCGTCCGCTCAACTCGACGTACTGCAACACCGACTATCCGGCGCGGATCCTGCTGTTCCGGCGCTATCTGACGGCAGCGACCGCAGCCACCTTCACGGTCAAGGTGCAGCGTTCGAATAGCGCACTGACAGCCCGTCTGGTGTGTCCGGTCCAGGGCTCGGTGGTCACGACGGCGCAGTCGGCCAGCGACACCGGCTCGACCGGACAGTTCAACGACGTGTCGATCACCGTGACGGCAGCCGTGTCCGGCGTGGCGGACTTCTACGCTGAGTGTTTCGGTGGCACGACGCACAGCGCGTACTTCTCGACACTCGTGGTGTCCTAGTGGCGATCACGCAAACCAATCAGCTGACGCTGGACTACGTCTCGCGCGGTCGTCCGTACGCGGACTTCTCGACTGCCGACACCAAGTCGCTCGATTACGTCGCCCGCGGCACGCCGTACGTCACGGAAGACCTGCCGTCCTCAAGCTCGTCCCAATCCGCACGCGAGTGGCCGTCCCTCGGTCTCGGCCTTGGCCTTAACAACTGGATGTGGCAATGAACCTCAACGACCTCAAGGGCAAAGTGCTGAAGGAACTCATCGACGCCTCGAAAGAGGAGAAGAAGACGTTCTGCAAGGTCGGTGAGGAGGTCAAGTCCTTCAGCCACGTCGCTGATTCCGACAAGATCATCAAGCAGCTGGATGTGCAGGCGGACCTGTGGTTCAAGACCACGGTGGCGCTCACGGCGCAGGCCATCGATCTGATGTGCCCGTATCTGTACCCGTCGAACCCGTACCGCTGTGGGACGGTCAGGAAGCACAACTTTGCCAATCCGCTGTTGGAGCAGCTGTCGCAGGCGCGCAATCAGCTGATGACGGAGTACCTGAACTTCACCCCGGACGAGACCGATCTGTACGGCGAATCGGTGCGCGCCATCAATCAGTCGCAGGTCTACGGGGCAGGGCTGTTGTGGACCGGGTACGACGAGCGCAAGGGCATCGTCCATTCGGTGTACGGCTCGATCGATGAGCTGGAATGCGATCCCGATGCGATTTCGCTCGATCGCGCCAATTGGATCGCGCGACGGCGTGAGAAGAAGCGCTGGGAACTCCTTGATGAGATGCCCGAAGCGGCGACCCAGATCATGGCGCTGCAGCCGACCAAGTCGTCGAAGTCGAGCCGTAAGAACAACGACCTGATCTCGTACTACGAAGTCTGGCTGCGCGTCGGCATCCATCGCTACATCGGCGGCAATCTGCCGCAGGTCGATGAGAAGACCGGCATTCCGATCGAGTACACCGATCAGCCGCGGAAGTTCCTGATCAGCGACGAGGGCCGCCTGCTCAAGGAGACCACCTGGGAAGCGCCGCTGTTCCTCGACAACCTGTGGCCGTGCGAAATGTTGTCCTACGTCGACGATGAGGACAGCATCTGGCCGATCTCGCCGATGCGGGCGTCCTTGCCGTTCCAGAAGGCGCTGAACTGGCTCTACATCTTCTACCTGACCAAGATCCGGTTCTGTTCGCGCTCGCTGTTCGCGGTGCTCGACATTCCCGGCACCGACCTGGAGGCCGATTCGAAAGCGGCAGCGACGATGTGGGACGATATGCCGTTCCTGTCGATCAAGTCGGTGCAGGACAACGCCAAGATCTCGGACGTGTTCCAGCAGCTGAACCTGGACGCCGGGCTCGATCAGTTCGAGAAGGCGCACGCGATCATCAAGCGCGAGTTCGAGCAGCACTCGGGGCTCTACGACATCCTGCACTACGGCGAGGGTGAGACGCAGGACCGCTCAGCGACCGCGACCCAGTTCAAGGAGAAGACGGCCAAGACGCGCATCAACTACCGCGCCGACCGGGTGAAGAAGTGGCAGAGCAAGGTCGCGCGCAAAGAGGCGATGGTGGCCCGCTTCATCCACACTCCTGAGCAGATCAACGTCATCCTGGGCGATGGGACTGGCCAGATCTGGGGCCAGATCATGCCACCGCAGGAAGCGGCCATGAACCCGATGGCGGTGTCCTACCAGCAGTGGTTCTTGGAGTGCGATTACTCGATCGAGTCCGATTCGATGCGCCGGCACGACATCCAGACCAAGATCGATGCGCTCAAGGAGCTGATGAACACCACGGTGCCGGTGATGTTGCAGTCACCTGATCCGAACGTGCAGGCGGTGGCCTACGACATCATGGCGGAATACGCGGAGGCGATTGGTGCGACCGACAAGGCAGTCCAGGAACTCGCTCAGACCGCCGCGTACCTGCGACAACAGGCGATGCTGCAAGCCCAGGCCATGCAGCAGATGGCGGGACAACAAGCGCCAGCCCAGGAACCGGCCAGCGCGGGGGGATACTAATGCCGCTCTATGAGTACGTCTGCGCGGAGTGCGGACCGTTCGAGATCTTCAAGGGCATGAACGACCCTGCGCCCAAGCGCTGTCCGACCTGCAAGGGGCTCGACTTCGGGCGCGTGTTCAGCGCCGGTGTTGCGTTCCATCCCGCTGCTGATCAAGGCTGGGAGCAGGAGAACGGCGGCGCTGGTCATTACTGCCCGCAGCTCGGCCGGCGCTACCTGGACCCGCACACCAAGACGAAACTGAATCCCGACGCCTACGCGAAAAGTCGTTCCGATGCGATCGATAAGTTCAAACGGCGCGGCTACGACTCGGTCGAAAAAGACTAACCAACAAGGAAAACTATGCAGGAAAGCGTTGACGCAACCGCTGAACAAAGTACATCTACCACTAGTTCCGAGCCGAGTTCGGATACTGGCAACGTCGACTCTGTCGCCTCGACCATTGAGGCCTCAGATACTCAAGCCGTTACCACTTCCTCGGCAAGCGGACCCTCGGGCGAGACTGACTCGGCCACTGCCGATACTCAGCAGCAAGACGGCGCACGGTCTTTGACAGCCAGTGCCGAGACGACCAATCCTCAGTCAGCCGCGACTCCTGAGATTGATTACAAGGCCCGTTTCGTGGGTGCGCAGAAATCCTGGCAACAGGAGCGCGACCGCGCCGCGAGCTTTCAGCAGCAGCTAGCTCAGTACCAGAAACGTCTGGAGAGCTACGAGCAGCAGTATCAGGGGATCCAGCCGCAGGACATTGAGGCTTTCCGCGCTTCACAGTCGGTGAAGATGTGGGATTCGCAGCATCAGCAGCACCAGCAGTTCCTGGAGCTGAGACGCGCGCATGACCACTACACCAATCTGCTGAACCGCGCGCCTGATGACCAGACCAAGCAATGGCTGGCCCAGCAGATGCGCGACGAAGTGGGACCGGAAGGCATCAAGACTCTGCGTGATTGGCAAGCCGATGTTCGCCGCCAGGAATGGGAACGGCAGAACAACCCGGAAGCCTTTTATCGCAAGCTGATCCAGAAGGAGGCGCAACCGGTTATCCGGGAATCCCTGCAGAACGTGTCGCAGACCTATCAGCAAACTGAGCAGGCCCGCGGCGAGGTTCAGAAGTGGATCAAGGATAACCAGACGATCGCGAATCCCGAGTCGATTAAGCAGATCCTGACCCATATGGAGTCGGGGATGCCCTTTCAACTCGCGTCATCGATCGTTGAGCGCGATTATTGGAAGTCTCAGAGCACTGACGCCATGAAGGCCAAGCAGTCCGCCGAGGAAAAAGAGCGCCTGTTGCAAGGCAACGCCGCTGCGCCGATCGCGAGAAATCCGAAGGCCAGCAAAAAGGTCGATCCCAGAGCGATCGCCCAAGAGCGTGGTGTCAAGAACAGCCGCCAGTTCGCTGACCTCCTCTTTGAACTCGACGCTGAGGGCGCGCTTTGAGCCCTTAGCACACAAGGACTAACTCCATGGCTACCGGAGTAACGTATTACGGTCGTATCTCGACCAACGTTATTTCTCACTACTTCCTCAACGAAGTGTGGGAAGGAACGACCAATCACCGGCCATTTTTCATGGCCCTTAAGAAACGCGGACACATCGAGTCTGGCCTGACCGGTCAGAACCTGGTGTGGAACATCAACGTCGGCCGTCACTCGATGGACGCGTACGATGATGCGGAAGTGATTAACATCACCCGCAAGAAGCATGAGGTCCAGGCGACGCTCCCGTGGGCGTTCCTGACCGTGTCGGATGCCATCACTCGCGACGAGATCGCGATGGCTGGCAGCGAGACGGCTCTCAGACGTGTCAACAAGGACATGCTGGAGCGGATGCGCAAGAACTTCCAGACTCGCATCAACGCGCAGGCGCTGACGCAGGATGGAAATGCTGTCGGCACCAACGTGCTGCACGGCACCGAGACGTTCCTGTCGAACACCGGTTCAACCGGCGCCGGCACCAACCGTCCCGGCGGCAATGACACCTACGCCAACATTTCGACGGCGTCGGGTGGCATTACCAATGTGGACAACGTGGAGCCGGATGCCTGGACCCCGCAGATCATCAACTACAGCTCAACCGGTTGGAATACGACCGGCGTCAGCTGGCGTGCGAACCTGCGCGAAGTCCTGACGTTTGCTCACGATCGTGCCACGAAAGGCAACGAAGCGAGCGAGCGCCCGGATCTCGGGATTCTCGACCGCACGATGTTCTCGACCATGAAGGATGTTCTGGCCTCAAGCCAGCGCCTCATCGTCAACGGTTCGCCCCAGGCGAACTCGAACATCGGCCTGGGTATCCCAGGCGGGGTCGAGTACGACGGCGTCGAATACATCTTCGACAACGATCAGACTGCGAACGTCGGCCATCTGCTCAACTTCAACCACATCTATCTGGATGTGCTGGCGGTCCCTGAGGCCCCGGCAGCCGGCAAGATCCCTGGCGGCGGTTCAAGCGGCAAGGACGACATGTTCGAAGTCCTGGTGAAAGAGGACATTACCACCAACGGAGTTCTGGTGCGCGTGAACTTCCGAGCGCAACTGCGATTCCATCCGCGCTACCAGGGCAAGTTCCTGGCGTTCGGTTGAGGAGAAACACACATGACAGGCACGAATGCTTCTTTAATGAATCCGCTTCCGGTCGGGCAGTCCGACAGCGGTGACTTCTCCTCATGGTTGGGCCGTCCGTGGCAAAACCAGGAAGAGACGTTCATCATGGTGCAGGCGGGTGTGGCCATCGCTTCCGGCTCGAACGGCAAGCAGCTGGTCACAGCGCTCTCCTCGGGCGTTGCATCTTGGGTTGTGAGCCTTGCCACTGGCATTGGCGATCACCTGTGTTGCGGCGCGATTCCCTGGACGCACACCGCGGCGATTGCCTCGGGCGCGTACTTCCCGGCGCTGCGTAGCTCGTCTCAGCACGTGTTGCTGATTCGCGGTGCGCTGACCGGATCAATGGCTGTTGGTTCGGATCTGACCACCGGTAGCGGTGCGGATCTGCTCAACATCCTGACCGGTGCTGACCCGGTCACTGGCCTCACCTCGACTGCGTCGGGTGTTGCGCTGGTGGTCAAGCAGTTCTCGACCAGTCCTGGTCGTTCGCTGACGGCTGACACCGGCATTGCTGCGGTGTCGGGCGTGGTCCGCTACCTCGCTCCGTTCCGGGAGTAACGCATGACACCGCGCCTTGCATCGGCTGCTTTGGATCTGCCATCGTACAGTCGGGACGTGTTCCGCTGTACGCCTGAGCAGTACCGCAAGCTACCGGTGCAGTGGCGCGGGTTTGTGCTGCACAACCAGCGGTTCGGTCATTCGACGGTTGCCGTGCTCGACATGATTGAGCGCGGCAACCTGTCGATGACGCTCGACCCCCAAGGCGTGTTCGACGCCTACCAGGGACAGGCCCCGCAATGAGCACCCCGTTTCCGGTCAAGGTCGGGACCAACTACAAGGACACGTTCTACCTCAAGAACAAGTCCACCGATGCACCGATCACCGGCAAAGTCCAGGGCGACTTCACCGTCCAGGTGTCGCGCGCCACCACGGGCAACCTGGCGACCACCGGGATCACGATCACCGAGGTCGACGGCACCAACAACCCAGGCGCCTACGACCTTGTCGCCTCGGGCTCGAACAGCTTCACCAGTACGACCGCCGGCAAGTGCCATATCACGGTACGGCTGACGGCGGACAACTACTACACCTTTGAACAGACCATCCTGCTCACGTCTGACGGCACCTTTGAGGGATCCTCAGGTGCTGCACGGTTCACGGCGACGGCGAGCGATGGGCGAATCACCGATGGGTCGAGCCCGCTGACGGGCGCAACGGTGCGCCTGCTCAATAGCGCCTCGACCATCGTCGCGCAGACCACGACTGACGCATCGGGCCTGTGGGGTCCGGTGTTCCTGGACGCGACCGTCACGATCGTGGCGCAGAAGTCCGGGTATTCGGTCAACAACTCCAACTCGATCACGGTGGCCGGCACCACGGCGACCGGTCCCGCAACCGATGTTGCGCTGACCAGCGTCACCAGCTCGAACTCGATCCTGAACAGCGACCTGACCAGCTACGCGCGGATACAGGCGCGCAACGCCTCGGGGTCGCAGTCGGATTCGATCATCCAGCAGGCGGTCAACGACTCCGTGGCCTGGGTAGCGACCGCCAAGACCTGGGAGTACTACAAGACCTACGGCGATTTCACCCTGCGCGAGCCGTACGACACCGGGACGCTGACGCTCACCAACGCATCGACCACGGTGACCGGCAGCGGTACGACGTTCCCGACCTGGGCCGCGTCCGGGAAGCTCAAGATCGGCAACAAGGTCTACCGGATCTCGTCACGGACCAACGGTACGACCCTGGTCCTTGCTACGGCATGGGCTGAGGACACCGAATCGGGCACGAGCTACACGCTGTTCCAGGACGAGTACAGCCTGGCGTCGGATTGCCTGCGCTTTGGCGAGCCGCTCCCGGGTCCTGGCTGGGGCAGCTGCGGCGCTCCGACCTCGTTCGCGGAAGTGCTGCGCTTGCAGAACAGCCAGATCATCGGGGAGGCCTATCCCAGCGCCTACGCGGTGCACGGCAGCGGCAATACCGCGAAGGTGCTGTTCTGGCCGTATCCGTCGGGCAGCGAGGACAAGCTGCTGGCGTACTGGTACTACCGCAAGCCGGCGTCCTTGGTCAACGCCAACGACACGGTCGACTGCGATCCGTTGCACCTGGAACTCTTGCACCGCGCGATCGATTACCAGATCGCCATTCGCTTCGAGACCTGTGTCGCAGGCGATCCTGAGAAGTGCATGAAGCGGTTGCAGGAGGCGTTGACGCGGTGTGCGCCCAACGACAAGAGCCCGATTTCCCTGGCAGGACCGCTGGGCGTCTGGCGCTCGCGCGGCCCCATTGACCCGAGGTTGACGCAGTGAGGGAATGGCAAGGCCTCCGCGAGGATATTTCCGATGTCGCAGAGGACGGTCTGGCTACGGCCACCAACCTCAGCTACGCCATCGATGGGGAGATCCGTCGCCGTCCGGGGTTCGCTGATCGGGTTGACGAAGCCGGCACGCTAGTCACCGAGTGGACCGATCCGTTCGGCAGCGGCTATCTGGTCTACAACACCGGCGCCGGATCGCTGAAGACGGTCAAGGTGTCGGACACGACCGAGACCACGATCGCATCGTCGCTCAACACCGCCAATCGCGGCTGCTACGCGAAGTCCAACGGACGGCTGTACTTCGTCAACGATTTCGACGCCATGGTGCGGATCGAGCGTGGCGACCAGACGGCGGGAACCGTGGGCATCGCGGCGCCGACCGGCACGATCGGGGCACCGACCTTTGCCACCACCGGCGTGGTCACGGTTGGCATCCATGGCCTGCGCTACCGCTATTTCGATTCGAAGTCGCTGTACGTGTCCGATCCGAGCGGACAGTACGACCTGACCCTGGCAGGCGCAGCGACACTGACCTTCTCAATCGGTACCGGCACCGAGAACATCCTGCGCAGCCAGGACACCAAGGTCGATCAGGTCATCATCGAGATGACGGACGCAGGCTCGTCGACGTTCTACCGTGCGGCCACGGTCAACCAGACGCTGACCGGAACCACGGTCAACCTGGCGGACACCGATCTGCGCACGCAGACCACGGCGGCGCGCGATGGCGATTTCGGTCATCAGCAGGCGCCGCTGTGCAGCATGATCCAGGAGCACCGCGCGCGGGTGTTCGGCTGGGGATCCACGGTCTACACCATTACCGGCATCACGGCAGGAACCGGAAGCACGATCAGCGTCACTGGGTCGACCATGTCGTCGAACTGGGCCGGCAGGCTGATTCGCCTGGGTAGCGACACCAAGGGGTACCGGATCACGACGATGTCGGGTACCGCGTTGGCCGTCCTGTCGGAGGCCTACACCGGAACGGCGGGCGTGAAGACCGGGGCTGTGATCTATTCAGCCACACCGGACATGCTGTACTGGTCGCGCGCCGGATTCCCGGAGTCGTGGCATCCAACGAGTTTCGCCAGACGTGTCCTTCAGAACCAATCCGACACCCCTGCGGGGATGGCGTCATACAACGACACGCTCTGGCTGTTTGGTCAACGGACGATTCGCGCCCTAGACTATGCTGCTGATCCGGCAACCGGGTCGCTCATCACCATCCCCACCGAGATGGGGCTGTGGAACAAGCGCTGCTTGGTGGAGGCTGACGGCAAGCTGTTCGGGTGGGGACGCTCGGGTGCGTGGGTGATCCGTGGGCTCATGCCCGTGCATATCTCGAAGCCCATCGATGGCGCGATCGACGGGACCGATGCGTCGTCCAGCCATACGTTCGACATCAGCGACCGCGAGGCGTTCCACGGCGTGTACGATCCCCGTGAGCGGGTGATCAGCTGGTTCTACATGACCTCGTCGGAGGACTATCCGCAGCACGCGATCGCCTACGACCTCGACAGCGAGAACTGGTCGATCCGCACCTTCAAGCAGGGGATCCGCGCGTCGACGCTGACCACGGGTGGCGACAATAGCCTGACCCGGGCGCTCCTGGCCGATCACAACGGCTACAGCTGGTACCTGACGCTGGACCGGTTCGACGGGGTACCGACGGCGATGAGCGGTGGCGTGGTGACGGTGACCACCGGTAACGCCACCACGTTCAGCGTGTCCGAGTCGCTGCCGACCGGGACCGGTGGGCTGCAAGGGATCATGGCCACGACCACGGGCGGCGTGTCGCGGGTGATCGCGTCGAACACGGCCAGCGCGATCACGCTGTCGTCCGCGTTCTCGTCGGCGCCCAGTGCTGGCGCGGAGATCTTCCTCGGGCAGATCGACTTCGCCATCCGCACCAAGTGGGTGGTCGCGGATTCGCTCGATGCCAAGAAGCGCCCGGCGTACTGCGCTGTCCGCATGGTGCCCGGGGCGACCTCGACCAGCAAGGCGGTCGTTACCATCTATCTCGACTACGCCACCAGCGCGTACACCTACACCAAGGGCTCGGGCGATACCGATCCTGACGGCGTGTCGATCACCAACGGTAGTTCGAACGTCACGATCGACCTGGACGGTGGCAGCGGTGACGGGGTGGTGTTCGTGCCGTTGCCGGCGGAATGGCACCGGGCGATTGCGGTCCAGATCACCAGCACGCGGCCCAAGGATCTGCTCAAGATCCTGGACATCGACTTCATCTACAAGGATGGCCGGTCGATCCGCAAGGTGGAGAACGAGTAATGCTGTCCGGCTACGGCGTACCGTTCAACGAGGAAGGCTTCGCGGCCCTGGTCGCGGATGTGCGGAGGCTGTCGCTGCTCGTTGGCGGTGGGTCGAACGATCTGAATCAACAGTCCCAGGAAGTGACGCAGGAAGCCACACAGGCGGGCGAGAACGCTGCCAATGCGACGAAGATCCGTGGCGTGAACGTGTCAACCGCGCCCCCTAGCGATCAGGCGACCCTGTTGTACTCGAAGGCGCGCAACAACTGGGAGCCGTCCAACGCGGGCTCGAACGGTGGCGTGGCGCTCCTGTCGACCAACAACCTGTCGGACGTAGCCAGCGTCGCGACAGCCAGGACCAACCTGGGGCTGGGCAGTGCGGCGCTGCTGACGACCACCGGCGTGCTCTTGCCGGCGAACAATCTGTCCGATGTCACCAACGCGGGCACGGCGCGGCAGAATATCGGGCTGTCGAGCGCCAACGCGCCGACGTTCAATGCGCTGGCATTGACGGCCAACCTGAGCGTTGGCAGCGGCACGCAGTTCGGTGGCGGTATCCGATTCCCGGTACGTACGACCAACAGCAGCATCAGTGCCGCTGACGCTGACGTGGTCATTGTCACCTGCGGGACAACGACGGTCACCCTTCCGACGGTGACGGGGCGCGATGGAAAGCTCTACATCATCAGCTGCCACCCGGGCGGTGTGCAGGTGACAGTGTCGGCCAACAACGCCAGCGAGACCGTGTTCAATAACACCGGAGTCACCTACGCCGCCAACGTGACCAACGCCTTCGTCTCCGACGGTGTCAGCAACTGGGTCCGCCTCCAATAAAGGATCACCATGGCCATCTTCGAACCAGTCAAGACGTACCGCGCCGGGCAGTACAATCCGCTGTTTGCGGACGTATGGAAATCCGGTAACCCGTTCGGCGGTGGATCGTCGTCGCCTGCCGCGCCAGCACCGGCTCCGGGGGCTGGGCAGTCTACGTCCGACGCCATGTACGACCCGATCAAGCGCTTGACCGAAGGCCGTGCCGATGAGCTGCGCAAGGACCCGGTCCAGGCCGAAGTCATCAAGTACCTGCAGGGCGTCCTGCAAGGGCAGAGCCAGCCATACAACGATCAGGTGCTCAATGCGCTGCAGGCCCAGCACGGGCGCCAGACGGCGACGGCCGAGGGTGCGCAGATGCAGCAGCTACGCGAGAGCCTGGGTGCGACCGGCGGATCGATCTACGACCCCAGCTACCAGGCGTCGCAGCGAGAACTGATGTCCCAGCGTCAGGGGCAGAACCTCGACTATGGCGGGCAGCTGAACACGCAGGCGGCCCTCCAGAACTTCAACGCTCGGCAGAATGCCGCAGGCGCCCTGGCTGGTGTCAACCAAGCGCAGAACAGCATGATCAACCAGCTCGGCCTTGCTGGCGCTGGCTACCAGGCGCAGCGGTTTCAGGAAGTGCCGGCGGGACAGGGCGGATCGATGCCAGCCGCAGGTGTGCTGATGCCGGCCTATAACCCAGCGATGCAGCAGCAGGCCGCAGCACCCAAGACGCAGGCCGCGCGAGCACCAGCCCAGAGCATGATGGCGTCCCCCAAGCCGGCGGCTGCCCCGCAGCAACCGCAGGCACAGGGCGCGCCGCTGGCAACCCAACAACAGGGCACCGGGCAGCGCCAGGCCCAGATGAGCTTTGGGAACCCCGAATACGATCCTGCATTTGCCAACAGCATTCTCCGCTCTCTAGCCGGACGATAGGAGTCACCATGCCGTACGACCGCATTTCCCCGTTTGGTGTGCAACGCGATCTGGTCAGCCAGGGCGAGAGGTTCCGTGCCGAAAATGAATCACGGGCCAACGCTCGGCATCAGCAGATGCTGATGCTCAAGGAGCAGTCGGACGCTATGCGTCGGGCGCAGTCAGCGACCAGTGGTGGCGGTGGACCAGCCGACGAGTTCGGCGTGCCGCTCGATGCGATGACCCAGGCGAAGTCGCAGGGGTACTTCGGCGCGCCCGATCCATTGCAGCGACGCGCCAACGCCGAGCAGGCAGGCTGGGAACGCGGCAATACGATCTTCAACAAAGAGTCTGATCTTGCGAAGCAGATTGAGGACATGCACACCCAGCGCGTGCTCAAGGATCGCGAGCTTCAAATGGCGCCGCGCAATGCAGAGATAGCGCAGGAGGATCGTCAGTGGAAGGAGCTTGCTGGACGCCGAGGGCTTGAAGACGAAGAACTGCGCAACAGGAACGCTATCGGCACCATGAAGGCTGAGCTTATCAAGAGGATTGGCAGCGCGCCACCACCGGCAGCCCCTTCTCCGCAAGGAGGCCTGGGTAAGATTGACATCTTTGGTGGCCAGGGGGATTTCAAGGGCGTGCCGTACGCGATGCCGAGCGCGCCCGCTCCGGCAGCTCCGGACTTCTCCAGGGAGAAGGATCTCCTAACCATCCTGACTGGAGGGAACCCAGACCTGGAGAAGGCCAAGGCCGATCAGCTGAAGATTGAGATAGCGCAACTCAAGCGGGACATTGCACGGGCGAACGCTGAACATGGTGGCGGCAAATACAACAAGGAGACCGACACGTTCGAGATCACGCCGAAGCCTGAGTCGCTTCATTCTGTGATTCGGCAGAAGCTTCCCAGGTTCATCAACCGCGACACTGAGAGCGCGTGGAGTCGAGCCACCAAGGGCGCCAGTGCCGGTGCGGTTGGCGGTGCTGGTATTGGCGCCGGCGCAGGAGCGTTCTTTGGTGGAATCGGCGCTGGCCCCGGAGCCGTGGGGGGAGGAATCCTTGGTGGAATTGGCGGGGGCATTGCCGGTGCCTTATCAGGCCCCGATGAGCCAAGCGATGCCGATGCGGCTGGTCTGAAGACGCTGTTCCAGCAGTTGGTCCAGTCGTATGCTGCCAATAACGGCGGAAACATGGACTTGGCGAAGCAGCAAGCCATGGCCGACTTCGAGGCAATAGCGAAGGAGAGCAACCAGGGCTCCGATTGGTTGGACGACTGGGACGCCGATAAGACCATGGCGCTATTCCAGGGGCTTCGCTAGATGGGCGACGCCTTCTCTCCTGAACCGCAGGGGGCTTTCCTGTCCGCTTTGGACTGGCTGGATAAGCCCGGCCAGGTGGTCAGGAATACGCTCAAAGGAAACTTCGCCGGTGCGCTCAGGAACCTAGGCGACTTCGGGCTCGATGCGATCGATGCGTTCTTGCCGGGGGATTGGATTCCTGAGCTTGCCGGCGAGGAAGATAAGGTTTCTGGCAGCGACCTGATTGGGCTCGACAAGGAGGAGCATCCAGTCCTTGGATTCTTGGGCGACGTAGGCATCGGTACGCTGACCGATCCTTTGACCTACCTGACGTTCGGGGCATCGGCCGCGCTCAAGGGCGCAGGCACGGCGGCCAAGGTTGGCATCCCTTTCACCAAGGCGGCGGTGGAGATACCGGGGAGCGCAAAGGCCATCGGCGCTGCCAAGGGCGCGGTCAAGGCTGGTTATGGAATGCTGCCAAAGGGAGCCCGCACGTACGCTGAGAACGCTGCGCTGGCCACCAAGGATACCTTGGGATGGCTCAACCCTGCGCCGAAGTCCAAGCAGGCGTTGGCGACTGGGACCGCATTGCGGTCCCGTGCGACACGAGCAGGTCAGGCCGAAGCTGAGCGCATCATGGGGGCGCTGCCGGAGAACTTGCAGGTGATGGTTGGCGACGTGATCGACAATCTGCGGCATGGTGACGATGGAGTGAAGGTGCTTCGACCAGAGCCTGGTCGCGCATCAGGGGCCATCGAGTCGATTGATCAGCAGATCAGGAATCTGCGCGAACGGATGATGGCCCATCCGGAGTATGCCGGACTCGATGATGCCACACGGTCCCGGCTCGACAGCGTGATTGCCGATAGCATCAAGCTCTCCCACACCCAGTACCTCGATGACCTCAAGCACGGCGCGATGGCGAAGCCCAAGCAGTACACCGATGCGTCTGGGCAGCGCTTCATGCAGGACGACCTGAAGGATGTCTACAAAAAGGAGACTGGCCTAGAAGATGTCGATCCCGGCCGGTTTGACGACTACGTCAAAGGCCGTGGTCTGACCATGCAGGAGGTGGACGTTACGAATGCGTCGCCTCGCAACTACTTGGCGCGCATGTACGAGAAAGCAGACGATGCCGAGGCCGCTGCCATGGGCTCAGGGACGAGTGCGCTGAAGTCCCGCAAGTACAGGACGGACGAGGAGCTGGCAGCGGCGCTCAATGATCCGGCATCAGGGAAGACTTACGAGCGCAACGCCTACAAGCGCCTGCTGACCCGGTCGCAGCAACAGGGGCGCATGCTTGAGAAGGCAACCATTGCCCGGCACGTCCTGGGCGACCGTTTCAAGAACCTCGTCGACGGTGTCTACAAGACGACCGATAACGGCGGGATGATCTACGACAAGTCAGTCAACGCCGCGGTCGACGAGGCACTAGAGACGATGGCGAAGACGGACCCGGAGTCGGCCCGCGCTCTCGCCAACATGTACAAGGGGATGGAAGCTCGTGGTCCGGTGCTGGAGCTATTGGCCAAGGCTAACCGGTACTTCAAGCCGGCTGCCGTCTACGGCGTCATCATCCCCAAGATGGGGTCGATCGTTCGTAACGACCTGGGCACCAGCTGGCAGATCCTGTCCGAGCAGGGGCCGAAGGCTGCGCTGAACAACCTGGGCCGGTCCCCGCGCCGGATGTGGGACTCGATCAACGATGGCTTGGTCAAGGCATTCGGCCTGAAACGCATCAAACCCGGCGAGATTACCAACGACATCGCTCTGATCGAGCAGGCATTCGCTCAGTCACGTGGTGCCGAGGCTGGGGTGATGCAGTTCTTGGAGGGGATCAACCGGCCCGACCTCGCAGAGGCAGTGCGGCACAACGTGCTCGAAGGCTTCGTCTCCACCGAGGAGATCATGAAGAAGTCGGCGGGCAGCCCATGGTGGAAGCAGAAGTTCTTCGACATCTACGACGCGCCGTCCGCAATCTTCCAGGGAGTGGAACTGCGGGCCCGTCTGGGGAACTTCCTGGAGCAGCTACGCGGTGGTCGTCCGGGTGCGGAGTCTGCGCAGTTGATGCGCGATAGCCTGCTGGACTACCAGATCACATCGTCCAAGAATCGGACGCTGCGCGACATCATCCCGTTCGCGGCCTTCGCCTCGGGATCGGTCAGGCAGCAGTCCAAGTTCCTCGCCAAGAACCCGGCGATGGCGGTTGGACTGTCGCAGGTCATGCAGGACCGGGGCGATCCCGTGTACCCGTGGATGGAGGGGAAGACCAACATCCCCATCGGAAGCGATGAGCAGGGGGAGGACCAGTACATCACTGGCCTCGGGCTACCCTTCGAGGCCCTGAACATGGTCCCGAATCTGTCCGATGATCTCGGGAACTTCGGGCGCGACGTTCAGAAGAATCTGGTCGGCTCTAGCCACCCGCTTCTTAAGTCTGCATTCGCCGCAGTGTCAGGCGAGGACCCCTACTTCGAGACTCCGTATGGCAGCTACGACAAGATCCCCGGCATAGGGTCTGCTGGCGACGTGGGGCGGGCCTACAACAAGCTTGCTGGCACAGGCCTCATCCAGCCCATAGACTCGATCCTGAGGCTCCTGGGCGACGCTACTGACGAACGGCATGGGGTAGCCGAGCGGCTCGCAGATACCCTCACTGGCATCAACATCGCCAGCGTCGATCCGGACCTGGCGCTCCAGCAGCAGCTACAGCAGGAGCTGATGCGAAACCCGGACATTCTCAGGTACCAGAGCTTCTACTCCCCGCACCGGGATCCGGAGGCGATCGAGTTGATGCAGCAGTACCAGGACGCCAAGGGCAGGGTCAAGGCGAAGAGGGGCGCCTCAGACTTCACCGACCAGGCCAGGAAGGCCTATCGGGCGAAGCATGGAGTTGAGCCGCCGTCGCATTGGCCTGCCACCGACAGCGAGATGGCTGCCGCTGAAGATCTGCTGGGTGTCCCCAAGTCCAAGAAGGCTTACGGCGCGCCCTCTTTGCGGTAGGCGTAATAGCCGAAAGCGAAGACGACCCCGAATACAGCCGGGGCACCGACCAGGCTCACGCCACTGCCTGACATGCATGCGATCACCGTGAACACCCCCACCAGTGAGGACGCGAGGATGAACGCTTTCATGGCCGGCGATTTCTTCTCTGGTTCACTCATGTCATCCCCCGTGCGTGGTGAGAGGAGTATACCGCATCAGAACGCGAAAACGTCTGGGAGGAAATTGGGAGTCGGTAGCCATCTCCCGGGGTATCTGAGCCGATTTTTGCATGTGCCCGATCATGTATTTGCAGTGGTTTAGAACGAGACGGTATGTGGCGGACCCCTATCCTACCGATTGAAAATCCGCGTGTCGGCGGTTCGATTCCGCCTGGGGCCATATACTTATGACTTGCGGATGGGAGGCGGTTGGGCTGAGCAGCAAGCGAGTTGCTTCGAAAACCGCCTCCCAGATGGTCAGCGTGCACGGGCGAGCTTTTCGATCGCAAGGCGCTGCCGTTCCTCATTGCTGCGCGAGTACTCCATGACCTGGGCCATGCTGAGGTGGCCAGTGAAGTCCATGATCTCCTGCGGCGTCAGTCCTGCGTCGAACTTGTCGGAGACGGACTCGTACTTGAGATTGTAGAAGCCCTTGCCGACGCGGCCGTCGATGTGGGCGTGCCACCATTGGGTGGGAGCGCATCGAACACCACCAGCGAGCCAGCCCTTGCCTGTACGCGGGTCCAGGAACAGCGGCTCGTCAGGGCTGGCTCGCTGGTGGTG